CCATCATATTGTGTTACCATTATATGCCCATATCCACACACAACTGACGAGTAATTAGTATAGCGGGGGTTGTCTGCTATAGTTCCACCTCTTATCATAACAGTAGAGTCGCCCACAATTCCATTCCCAAATACTCCAGTATCATTACCTCCTGACACATACAACTCACCTGAACTGGTTACTGCCGCCGTTATAATATCTCCACATGCAACAGAAACAATAGGCGTGACCATAGTATCCACAATACCCAACAATGGCCAAATTACAACTGATGAATTACCTAAAGTTCCATTCCCAAGTTGGCCTCTGCTATTATCACCCCAAGTTGCTACATCGTTGTATATGCCACTAATTGCCGCATTGTGAAGTGACCCACAAGATATTGCAGTCCAACCAATTGGTTCCGACAAATTGGTTTGGACAAATATATTAGAATCCCCCACAATCCCATCCCCCAACTGCCAAAAATTGTTGCTACCACAGGTCATAATATATCCAACAGATGTACCAACGATACAAACTGAGTGGTCTGTTCCACCTGCTACATGTATAACTTTATTATCCCAACTAATATTTGGTGAAGTAATGGTTACTAATGTAGGGACGGCAACATATGTATCTATAATACCCAATCCCAACTGCCCCATGTTATTTGATCCAAATGTCCACAGTGTTCCATCAGTTTTGACTGCCAATGTGTGGTAATCTCCACAAGACACAAACGACCAATCTGTCTCTAAATTAACTTGTATGGGATAAACTTCCTGATTAGGATATGGGCTTTCTCCACCACCTTCTAATGGGATTCCTAATTGTCCATAATCATTATTTCCCCAAGCCCACATTGTTCCATCTTGTGCAATCGCCACAGTATGAGCTAAACCACTAGATACTACAGACCACATTTTATCATGTAGTGGAAGGACTGAACCTAGTTGGTTATCATACTTAGTTATTAATGAAGCACCAAGCGTGTAAGTAGGAGCACCAGCAGATAAGTGCCAAGGTGTGGATTTATATACAAATGGTCCATTACCGATTTGACCACTGTCATTATCTCCAAATGTCCATACCCCATTAGATGAGCCACCAACTGAAGGAAAAGCTATAGGAACAGTGTGGGCAGCAATAACCTGTCCTTTTGCTGTTACTGTTAATACTGGTACACTCGTAGCACTTCCGAAACTTCCAACATCTGTGTTCACAGTTGCTAATGTTGTTACAATATTTGTAGTACCAGAACCGGTAACGTCTTGAGTTAGGTTAATAGTGTGTGGCACAATTGGAGTATTTGCCCATACTTCACCATTCCAAATTAAAGCATCATTAATGGTTGGGGATGGAACGGTTACATCACCTAAACTACCTAACCCTCTATCAGCTAATTGATGAAGTTGGGTATGTACCGTTGTGCCGGTTAAAAATTTATAAGAATCTGTAGTTATTATAGTAGATGGATGTGTTGCTGGATGTGTATATGGTTGCAATCTTGGATCATTATCTCCAACGGCTATTGGGTTATTGGCGTCAGTAGCTGGTAATGACAATTTGGTTATTCCAAACAATATATCTGTTGCTAGAGGCACACCACTTGTGCCATTATCACCTGTTTGTCCTTTATCGCCTAATCCTTGATCAAAAAATATTGAAGTAGGTGATAATACACGGGCAACCGGTACTTTTCCAACTGGATGTATAATAGGGTCGACAAGGAATGGATCAGTTTCGGTTAATAGTCCGAATCCATCAATCCACAGTGCTGCACCAACATTAGTAAATGCCCACTGTGGGTTAGTAATAACACCTTGAACACACAATGTGCCAGTTTCCTGTTGTAGAATGTCTTCCATTGACATAGCAATCATGGTTGTTTGTGTATCGTTATATTGAGCTAACTGGATGTGCCCAAACTCTGTATATTTTACCACTTGATATCTCGCAACATTTTCTAACGCAGATGCTGATATAATATTGGCTTCTAATCTAATAACATTTACTGGAGACCCATTAACAAAAAAATCATCTTCGGTAGTAAAAAATTTACCATTAACTCGTCTAATTGGAGCACCAACATTATCAATTAAAATTCTTCCTGTTATAACTCCAGGTGCAGATAATCCTACTTGAGTTCCGGCAAAGGAATGAGATGGGTCTGACCCCATACCTGTAAAAACATTATTCTTTACTTTTGCAGCAAACACCCTAATAACTTCTAACCACCCACCTAAGTAATATACATACATCAGTTTAGTTGTTGTATTGAACCAATGCTGCCCTTCAATTCCTATTGGAGGAATGCCACCAAATATAGGAGCTACTGTGGTTATCCCAAATGTTCTTGTAGCTGTGCGCAGGTTAATATCCCAATATAGCCAAGTATCAACATTAACTTGTATAGGCCCCCATGCATTAGCAACATCGGAAGATTCAGAGTGCAAATAATTTTCTGTTCCGTGTGAGAAGGTTACATCAGTTCTGCCATTACTGGTCAATAACGAAACATATGCACCAGTTCTAGCTAAGAAAGATTGTTGTGTTTGAAACAGTGGATATGTGATAATCCCTTGTTGGAAGTCTATATTCATAATTGATTGTCCTATAACAGTATATCATATTTATGAATATAGGCGTAGAATGGTTATTTACAAATAAGCACACAGTGCTCTTATTTCAACAGACCCACGTGTATATCCAGCTTGCAAAGCTGTGCACCCACTAAACAATGACGACACCATAAAATACCACCACGTTTTTACCGTTTGGGTAATAACATGGTTACCGTTAGTTAGAGTAGCCAAATTAGCATTTGATGAATTGTATACTACTGTTGTATATTTTTTATCTAGTTCTGTTGCTGAGGTGGTGAGGGTAACTAGTGCATATGTTGCCGTCCCAGCGGTTGCAGCAATATACATTGGAATGGTATACGATATTACCCACATTCCCACTGGTACTAATAATCCAGCAGCTGCTGGGACAGAATTTAACAAATAATACCAAGCATTAGCAGTTGTTCCTCCGGTGCCCCAAGTGGTGGTAGTATCCATGAATAAAACTGTCCACTTTTCTGGATTTAGTGGAAATCCAAGTGGGGATTTCATATTACTATAACTGGCTGCCGTTATGGTGTTATTTGTTAGTGTATAATCTGTCCCACCATAGACAGTTATCAAGGTAGTACTACCTGAATATGCTCCTATTGCTGTTACTATAAAATATTTTACAGTAGCTGATTGGGTTAGTTGTATTTTAGAGCCTAACGACAAGTATAAATTTGCATCATTTGGTAACAAAAACTGAAACGTTGGGGCATCAGAAAATGTATATGAACACGTTGCTAATGGGATCCACATGAGGTATGCTGTTGTTTGGTTGGTATTATCTGGATAAGTTATACCTGTTGTTCCACTTATTGTTGTTGTCATATTATAATCCTATTGTTAAAGTTCCATGCCCAATACTTCCACATCACAAGCAGAGTAACCACTACCTGTTGCCGTAATTACCGAATAAAGTCGAAAGGACTGTATTTGAATAATATTTATCGTAGCATTGCCTGAATTTGAATTATTGAAGTTTGTTATTGATATTGTAGATGGGACTATTCTCGGAGTGACAACATACACAAACTGTGCAAAAACCCACGAACCCGACACCCCATATCCACTAACTATAATATTAGTATACCGTTGGTAATATCGCTGACACCCAAGTAACTCCGTCACAGGAGACACAAACTCAAACGGAGTCGCAACACCTCCTTTTTCAAATTGAACATTTTCAATTTTGAATGTTCCAGATATTTGAGCCCCAACTGTAAATAATATTTCTATACCTGTTGTGGCTGCTGATGGAATGGATATTTGTGTTGTATATCGTGCCATAGTACTGTTTACCGTGAAACTTCCAGTTGCTATTTGTGTCTTTGTTGGTGTACCTATTGTACCGAATGTATTAGTAGTGGTTGCATATGATGCTGTCCATGATACAGTGGTTAATAGGGAATTTGACAAATTCACCGATAAAGTGGCTGTGCTACCAATTAAATCATAACAATTTATAGCCTCAATTCGTTGTCCAACTCCAATAGCAGTAACACTAGCTGCTCCTGCAATGGATAACCCATTCATAGATGATGATTGTCCTACGACTTGGGATGCTACCACATTAGCTCCTGTGCTATATATAAAAAATCTATCCACACATGGGTATCCAGTTGTACTGGTAGGTACTGCCGTACCAGCAGTAACTGTAGCAGAAGTTGACCGTTGTGCTACTTTCATACCACCATTTATTATTCTGTTTCTAAATCCAGTGTACCCAACTGTATTTTGTATTGAACTATCAGGAAAAGTTATTCCATTGGTTCCATCAATTGATATTGTCATATTATATTTCCTCTATATCTTGGATTGGAGCAACTAGTACTTTTGTTTCTCTATCATTACTGATTGCCCGCTCATTTTCAATGACTCCCCAAACAGCTTGTATATTAGCCAAAGTGGTCAACTCATCTGGTGATAGTGTAATTCCATCTACTTTTTTATTAACAATATACAAAGCTGTGGCTAACATATTGCGTTGTTTGATATCATCAGCCACACGAATAATGTTAGCATATGCCTCTGTTTTGATTTCCTTAATTTTATTTGCACGTTGCTCATCCTCAGAAAATTCTGGATCTGGAATATTGCCTTCAATTAATAACCAAGCTTGATATTCTTCCCAATCAGTGTTTCCTGGGGCATTTGGAATCCACTTGTCTTCTAATAATACCCCTGTTGCTGTTAGTTTATACATTGCAGTCTCCTTATAATTCGGCAGTTAGTGATAAGTCGTAAACAGCATATCCACTACTGGTTGTTGTTATAATCGCATATGCTTGAATGTGGTTAGGCCAAGTTGCTGCCATAGTCAGTGATGATGCGTTGCTATATGCAATATTGGATATACTAGGTGTGGGAGTTGCTCTCATTTGTTGGAAATTCATATCACTGTAAATTGCACCAGTACCAGCATTATATCCTGATAATAAACATCCAATATATAGTTGATAATATCGTTGACACAGTAGTAGTTCCATAGCAACTGGGCGATTGTCAAACTTGGTAGTCACAGATCCTGCTTCAAATTGGACTTGACTGATATCAAATGTACCTGACTGTTGTCCAAGTGAATCTGTTCTGGAGTCATAAGTACTACCACCATCCATCCAAATATTAATCCACAGAGCGTGGTCTCCACTTGACCCCAATGTTTTTCCTGTGATGGACGGCACCGAAAATGTGTACGTATAGTATGTCCAATTTGTGGTAAGCCCAAATTTCTTCACTGTATTAGCTGCTACAGATCCCACTACAGGAGATGAAGGGGAACCACCAGATCCCATATATTGATACAATTCAATAGCTATATTCTTAACAGCATCAGCTTTTGCCCAAAAAGATATAGTAGCTGACTGCCCAGATAATGTTTGTACCCCTTCAATCCGTTGTTGCAAAAATGCAACATTCCCAGCACCAGCTACAGATGTAACAACATTTCTATAGTAATAAGTTGGGTTATTTGGAACACTTGTTTGTCCAACTGTAAACGCCTGTCTCGACACAGATTGTGTCGTACCAACAATAACGTTAGCCCACCTATCCACACAAGTGTATCCGGTTGCAGTCCCTGTTGTGCCTCGTTGCCAGATATCAAAGTTACCATTTATTACTACATTTCTATTTTGTATAGCGTTGTTAACATCTGTAATAGTTGCTAAAGTTCCAGTGGTAGCTGGAACTGTTAGTATGGTATTAGATGCAGAATTAACTGGTACTAAACTTACTGACCCTCCACTCGGAGATTTTAATACTAATGTTCCAGCTGCCATATTGTTACCCTTTTTGTAATATTTATAATACTGTCCATACAGACCCCGTAGGAATAGTAACAGTCACACCACTGTTTATAGCTATTGGACCAGCAGTCATAGCATTTTTATTGGTGGTAATTGTATAATTAGTTGTTATTGTTATATCATTTTCGTAAAAAACTCTATCAGCACCACCACCAACAGCACCCCCGCTTGCAAAATTGTACCAAGCCCCATTCATATATCCTTCGATATATAAAGTATCAGTGTTGACCCTAAGCATACCTGCTACTGCTGATCCCCGTTGTACTGTTGTACCTGATGGAAGGATCAATGCACCCGTTCCACCAATATTAATAGTACCTGTGTTATCAGGGGTTATTGTTTCTGTGCTATAATCAAAATCCATACATATTCCTTATTAATTGACAACTTCTGATGTAATTACAGTAGCAACCCATCTAATAGTTTTTGATAATTCACCCGTTACTGTAACTTGTAATGCTCCATTGGTGGTATCTACCGTTACAGCAGCATCCCAAGCCACATTTGTTTCCCCTATGATTACTTTTGATACTGAACCAATTGTTGTTAATGATGCAGCTGGACCATCTTTTCTTATTGCACCCTCAAAACTATATGCAGCACCACCACCAGTAGCATCGGTTCTGCGAGCACATACCAAAATTTTAAATGTCCACACAGAATTATCAGTCACCAACAAACGCTGTGTGGCTGCAACACCGTCCATATATAATACAGTTGGGGTATTGTTAGTAGTGATATTTCTCAAAATATACATACCAGATTGAGCATCTCCAATAGCAGTAAACTGTCCATTAGCATATGTCTTACTTCCCCACACTCTTGCATTAGACCCCTCACCAGTTGCTACAGTGTTATCAGCGGTTGCATTAGAGCCACTACCAATAGCAGCTGAATTAACACCTGCGGGATTTGGCACTGTGACAGTAGCGGTATTCTCTTTATACAACCGCAAAAATGTTAAGTCTGCTTGTACCAATGCTCTAAATGTTGGTTGACCCGTGCTTCCATTAGGTGCAGCTAACACTTTACCAGTTGTTTGTGTTTGAAGGGTTAGTGTTAGTGTTCCTGTTGTAGTGACAGGTGAATTAGTCACGTTAAATATTGGAGATGTAGAAGCATCTGTCAATCCAACACTGGTTACTGTACCAACATTACCTGTTGTGTACACCGAATCCCAGGATGCAGCTGTTGTACCGGAATTTACCACACAAACCACATAAGCAGATGAATTTGGAGCAATAGTTTGGACTGTGTCCCCACCTGACGATTGAACCGTAAGCACTCCAGTACTTCTATTGATAATGGTATATGAATGTCCAGGAGTAAGTGCTGCAGTCAAAGGAAGCACCACAGTTTCAGATAGCGTTCCAGTATATTCTCGTATAGAAGGACTTTCCACAAATAAAGGTGAAGTGCCACCGGTTGTAGGAGACGAACTTAAATTACATACAAAATTGTTAGCAAATGCATTCCCATTTAAATTTCTCTGCATCAACGTATTAATGGTTGGAGTTATTGCAACACCAGTACCTGAAGATATACCATTTATAACTGGAGTAGTTAATGATGGTGAAGTCATAACTTGTACCCCAGTAAAGGTTTGTCCAGCATCTGTTCTCGCTATTGATGCATTTGCAGATGGAAAAGTCATAGTAGTACCATCTGTACCACTTAATGCAATTGAATTATTAACCGTGAGAGTTTTCCCTGCACCAAGGGTCAATGTGCCAGTTCCAGTGGTGATGGTATTCCCATTTACACTTGTTGGAGTAATAGCTCCTAATACTAACGTAATAGCTGGTGTAGATGTTGAAGTTGCAACAGTTCCTGATACACCATTGGCAGTTGTAATGGAAACGTCAGATACAGTTCCTATATCTGCCCAAGCTATGTTGGAACTCCATCTTAACTTATTAGTAGTGGTATCATACCTTACTTTTCCTCCACCCGCAGCTGGTTCTGTGCCTGTGATGCCCGATACTACAGTCATAGCTCCAACACCAGGCAAAACCACATCACTTGCAATAGATGCAATAATAGAATTTGGAGAATTTGAAATAGTTATTTGATTAGTTGACCCACTTACGGTTTTATACTCAACTGAACCAGCTGCATTATTCATCCCCATTAATTGGTTAGCTGTTCCATATGTTGACAACCCTGATATAGTGAAATTACTTCCACCTGTTACCAACAGTGGTAAAGATGCTGTGTATGTTCCTGCACCTGAGAACTGTGTAAATGTTATATCATCAGTACCAAATTGAATATCATCATTTGTGCCTGTTCCTATTGCTGTTTCCACCCAACCAGATTTAAGTAAAGTAGTACCTTCAGATACAAAAACAAATGAACCCGCTCTTGCCTCCCCTGGAATGCTATTATCATAATCCCCTGCTCTGGTTAATACCCAAGAGGTTGAAATTGAACCGACATTAGTAACAATATATATACCATTTTGTTTCGGGTCAACTTGGTTCTTAATTAATACCCTTGCACCAACAGGGGCGGAATAAGAGTCAATAGAAAATACAGATAGTGTGCCATTATTCGTTAATGTTGCCCCTACCCCAGCAGTTCCGTTGTTGTATAACGCAACATAGGCAACAATTGATGCTGACTCTACGGCTGTATGTATTAATAGTCCTGAGGCACTAGCATCCACATAGGCTTTTGATGCAGCATCGGTGCTATTAACTGGTTGTGTTGGCAACCCTGTGATTGTTCCACCACCTGACATAGTGATTGTACCTCCACTAACCATAGATCCACCTGATAATGGTAAATATATACTACCTAAACTAGGTATATCAGTAGATACTAATGCTCTAAAGGACGGTTGACCAGTACTTCCATTAGGAGCAGCAAATACTTGATTAGCTAATTGAGTGTTTAGTGTCATGGTTAATGACCCTGAACTAACTATAGGTGAATTAGTAATGGTGTATATAGGTAACACTGAACTATCCAACAACCCAACACTAGTTACTGTCCCACCAGTAGATAAATCGGCCCAGACAGAATTATTACTCCATCTAAGTTTATTTGTATCAGAGTCATATCTAATTTGTCCAATTCCTACGATTGGCTGCTGTGCTGTTGTACCTACTGGTATTTTTAAGGCACCTGTCCCAATTATAGTAAGGGAATTTGAAGCACTTCCCAACAGTGGGGCAATTGTAGTATCTAGGGTAGACAGGGTGTCTATAATGCCCAAATCGTGGTCATAATTCATTATATTGTTCCTTTTATAGTATTATTGGGTATTTATGGAATTGTTAGTTGGTAACTTCAACAGTATCCACAGTTGCTACCCATCGAATCGTTTTTCCTGTTTGTCCAATGCAAGTTATCTGTAATGAACCATTAATTGGATTCGCGTGCAACTTTACACCCCACAAAAAGTTATTTCGAGCAATTACTTCAATAGATGGACGACCCTGAAAAGAAACAGATGCAGCACCTGCCACTCGATATATAACACCCGAAAAAACAAAACCAGCATGCCCATCAGTATTATCTGTCCTGTGACCTGTTACCATTCCTTTGAAGGTCCAAGTAGAGTCATCTGGTAATATAAGAGACTCTGTGCCATTAGTTCCATCAATAAACAATTCCGTTTCTACTGAATTTGTTGTGTGAGATCGTAACAGATACTTACCTACCTGAGCATCTCCAGATGAAGCAAACCTACCACCAGCTAACATCATACTATTTGGAAGACGGGCAACTGACTGCTCTCCAATTGCAATAGAATTTGTTCCACTTATACTTGTATTAGCTCCAGAACCAATTGCAACAGAATTTACCCCCAATGCTGTAGGCACGATAGGCCCTACAGGATTTTCTGCATATAATATAAGATTAGAGGAACTACCAGTTCCTCCAGCACCACTTGTTGACCTAGCTACCAAAATACCCATTGAATACTCCATTTCATATAATGTATTTATACACAATTTTTTATAATAAATACAACACAAACAAATAGTAGAGCTAGATATATGTCAAACAAAATAATTACAGTTCATTTTACCTCTGTAGGAGTTCCGTGCATTGGACTCACTCCAACAATTTACATCTATGAATTGGATGCAACAGATCCAACTATTAATACGTTAATTATTTCAGGGGGCACTACCCATGAAATTGGACAAGGTTGGTATAGATACGAATTTACCTCATACAACTTAACAAAAAATTATGTATATACATTTGACGGAGGAAGTGTGTTGTCTGTTGGAGATAGATATAAGATTGGAGGGAATGAGAGTTATATTGAGGATATATCTTCAGGAGTGTGGGACGAACCACTTGCTTCACATTTGATATCAGGGTCTTCTGGATTCACACTAACTCAAGTTAAATCAGATTCTAGTTCGTTGATGATCAGTCAAGTTGCTATTACATCTTTGGTGAACACAATGCTGAAGTATGAACGAAATCGAACAAAAATTAATACAACAAATTCAACTCTAACCATTTACGATGATGATGGAACTACACCATTAACTATATTCCAATTAAAAGATCACCTTGGACAACCTAGTATTAGTGAAATATGTGAACGATTACCTGGATAATCACAGGCTCCACACAATACATAAATACTTATCTATAAATTATAAAAAGGGGCGGATGTAATGACTGAATGTGGACCTATTTGTTGTTCTATTATTGTAGGTCGATTCGGACTAGGCTGTTCACCCATAACAACTAAGTTTGATATTAATATAGGGTGTGGACCCATTGTTATACCTCCTACTCCTCCAGCTAATGGTGGAAGCGGTGGTGGTGGATCAGTTACTCACGGCGGGTTTTATGTTCCTCTCACCCAGAAACTAAAACAAACCAATAGAACTGTGTTAATATCTATCAAATTTACACCTGATATAAGTTGGAGGAAACTAGTTGCTGTGGATATGGCAGCTCCAACCATATCAGTAAACATTAATAATATCACTTCTGGATTATATACACCAGTTGTAGAAATAAATGGAGTGGCTAGTACAACGATTTCTGTATCCACCTCTTTCAATACCTAAATATTTGCATATACAAAACAAGGAATTTACCATGGCAAATGAACAAATAAGAATAAACCCATCAAAACCATCTACTTTGGAGTTTGATGTTGCTATATCCGGACTAGATAAAGTAGTTCCATCAGTACGATTTGTATTAAAAAATGTGTACGAAAATGTGGATTGGACGGTATCTTGCACTAAATTAAGCAATAATAAGTGGCAAGCAGCATTTCCAACATTCAAAAACTTTAAATTGTCACAATGTAAATTTTGGGTTGAAGTAATGATTGATGAATTTTATTTTAGGCCTGCTGAAGGTATTATTGAGTTCGTTAACACCCCGGACGTATCATTCACTGGAAAAACTACCAAAAAACCATCTGTAACAACCTCTTTTTCTCAAAAAACAACTAAGAAGAAAATCACAGAATCATCTGGTGGACCAGAAGTTACAGGACAATATGCTCCTACTAATGGATTATTACACCCTGAAGAAAATCCTGAATTTACACAAAGTACAGTAAAAGTAGCAAAACATGATTTAAATGATCAACACATTGACCAATCAAAATTAGAAGACATTACCGATACTCCACCAACTCCTGGGACAGGACATCCATACGCGGAAATAGAGCCCGAAGATTTTGATATTGGGGATGAAGATTCAGACACTGACAATAATGAAGTTGAATACGAAACTCATATAGCGTTCGACCCATCAAAAGTGGCAGAAGATATTTTATCTACCACAATTGGAAGTTCAACTAAACCAAATACAAGAGGGTCCTTATTTAAAAGAGATTCAGACGGTAAAGCTATTGTGCCAGGTCTTGAAAGTGATAAACAAAAACAAGAAAGATACGATAAAAGTCAAACTGTGCGAGATATAATCAAACATTAATCACAGTTAACGCACCAAACCTATTTTTCGTAAATCCCCAATAGCAGCCATAACATGTTTGCACATACCTGGCACTTTATTGGGGTTCACTTCTGGTCTATTTGTAGTTTTTCTTATGTATCTAGGTGGAATAGGGCCGACATGACAATCATTGTTTATATTATAATTAGCAAATCTAAAGATGTAATCTGGACAATCACACGATACTCCAACATATGACGTGTTAAGTGATACTGGAGTGATAGATATTTGTTGTCCATCTGTGCTTGTTACTTCCACACCACCATCAACCGCGCCAAATTCAACACCTCTTAACTCAACAATAACCTTGTGAGCATGACCATTATTAGATGCTGTATCAGCATTTACTCTAAGAATTTGTTTTGACTTGTGTCGGAATGGTGTATATGTGATATTATCTATTTTTACTGACCCAACATCATTTTGTCGCTTAGTGGTGCCAGGGAAGCCAGTTACAACTGATTGTTGTAACTGTGCTAAAGTTTGTTTTTCAAATAAATCAACTAATTTCATTGTAGGTCCAAGTTATAATGTATTATTTATACATTACGACTTGTGTGAAATAATTATTCGTACTCAATAGGAATTAAGTCAGGGGTAACTATTTCATCAAACCCTTCAACTAATGTTGGGTATTTGTAACTTTCATATTGTTGAATCACTGAACGATCAGGTATACACTTATCCCCTCGAGTACTCTGTCTACTAATCAACTCATCCAACTCCACGTCAAATTTTATACCCACAATCAAATATCCAGCCTTTTTGGCCGCATCAATAAAAGGTTTTCTTCTTTTAGGAGTCAAGTTGGTATTGTCAACAAATACATCAGATTGACTTTGGATATGTTTATTAAACTCATCCCAGGCTCTGGACATAAATGTAGGATCTTCGCCAGCAAGTTTCCAAGCTCTATTGTAATCGGTTGGATCATACCAATCCAACCGAAGGTTATCCCAAGAAAAATGAGCAATAGATGGTATCAGATTATTCAACATTTCAAATGTTGTAGATTTTCCTGAACCAGATGGTCCTGCTGCTATGTATAATACTGGTTGTATAGTAAGTGCCATTTATAATTCTCCATTTTATAAATTGATATTATACAACAACACTTTATTCAAATCAACGTTTTAACCCATAAGCATATAATCTGGCTCATAACTAGTTTCCCAAGCATCTACCCCACTATTATTCATATATGCGTGTACATATAATTTATTATATGCAGCCTGTTCAAATGTTGCTATCTCTTCTAATATACGAGACACTATTAATGTGGCAGATATTAAGTCATCTGTTCCTCCAATTTTTGCAGCATATGCATTACCCTTTCTAACATACTGCTTCATTTCACCTACTAACACCTTCGACTTTATAGTCATATTGTTTCGCTCAACCATTTCTTTCACTGCTAAACAGGCTTTCATTTTTGATTTACCAGTGGTGGCCATTCCTTTACGCTTTGCCCCATCTTCAGAAATGAATTCAGCTGTCTCAGGTGGACGATCATCAGCTTCAAATAACGCAATAATACCTTCACCTACACCATTATTTTCCACAGAAAAATATACTGTTGATTGAGCCTTTTCATATATTGCTAATATTTTTTTCAATTGGTGGTAAGCTTGTACAGAAGATAATGTGTTTGATCTCCACTCTGCTACTTGAACCATCCCTGGAAAATCAAATACTACAAATGAAGTATAATCTTCGCCTGTTCCTGTAGCTGGATCCATCCCCAATATATAAGTACCATTTTGTACTGGTGGTGAAAAGAATATAATGTCACTAATAGTCCCATATGGACGAATACGTTGTATATCTTTAGTAATACCTTGCATAATTACAGTATCAAACAACAATGGATCACTTGAAATAAATTCACACAGATATTCCTGTCTCCATTTGATGTCGCCAATTTTTGCAATTTCTTGCTTTTGAAATGTCTCATCTCGACCTGGAGGCTCATCCCAAGCAACAAACACTGGAGTAAATCCATTGGTTCCAACTTCAGTATCAACATCCGAATCCATTGGAATGGATGCGCCTCTCCACAATTGTGCAAATAAATTACTATCTCCATTTGGAGTAGATGCAATTATACAAGATCCTCCTGTTGCCAACGTAGGTGCCATAGATGTCCAAAAGGCTTCTTGTACTTGGTCTCTAACAAAAGCAAACTCATCCAAGAACAGTAATGATATAGATAAACCACGACCAGAGTTTTCTGAAGTTGCTGTTGAAATAATACGAGAACCATTATCAAATCCGATAGCATGTTTGTTATACCCATCATCATTTAAACCTGGTTTTAACCAATGTGGCAAATGTTCATACATGAATTTGATACGTAATATCATCTCCATTGCATTATCATTTTTATTTGAAGCAATCAAAACAGTTTTATCAAAGTGGAATATAGCAAACCACAACAAAAATGCTGATGATACTTGAGACTTACCTACCTGACGAGACGCTAATGTAATAACTAGTTTGTTTTCTTGGAATGCAGTTAACATCCTTTCTTGATAAGGATATAATGCAAATGGAATGTTACCCCGTACAGGGTGTTGAATTTGACAATAATGTTTGATAAAATATATAGCACTTTCAGAACATCGTCTTAATTCAGTTATTTGGTCTATATTATATTCATGTTGTTCGTTTGCTTTTTTTAAAAATGGATTCTTACTTGAGGCCATTTAGTATCTCCTACATAGTTATTACCATATTTATTACTAAAAATCAAGGAGATACCCAATTGCACTATTTACTATCGATCACTGGAGCCATAAACGCTCTTAGTAGTTCATTTCGGTCAGCTAACACACTGTCACCCATAATTAGAGTATTGTTTATAGTTCCAGTATTTTTATTAGGAGTAAGTTTGTCTTTGTGTTCTTTCATCATTCTACGCTCTCTGGTTGCACCCAATGCAACACTTAACATTGTTGCAGTCACTTCGCCCACCCGAGCTTTATATTTTCCTTCGACCATATCCATAGTATCTGCAATGTTTAACACTTGTCCCATGGCGGTATTGTAAATCTCTTCTAGGTTGCCTTCTATCTCATTATCTTTTTCATCATAATCAATGGCTGGAGTTAATTCAACCGGAACAACTTCTCTATATTCAGCGACTGTAGTACCAACTTCAATTCCAAATACATCCTCCAATGGATGAGCAATTGTTTTTTCTTTTGCTATAATGTTCATAATATTTACCCTGTTTAGTATAACCGTATTTATACCTATAATTTTTAACGAAAAATGTCACCTTCAGATATTACCCGAAATGTCATATGATGTTGCTTACACCAAGCTGTTGCTGCTTCCCACTTAGCTTGATTAACAGCATATGTTAGATTTTCATACAATTTTGTCTTCGGATTCTTTGATTTCGATATTTTTGTTTGGGCTAAAGGCTTAACTTCAATCAACTCTCGTAATACCTCCCCATCCTTATTAACATATTCAATCCAATAATCCGGATAATAATGATGTATCTTTCTATCTGTGGGTTTGATATATGGAATTTTTATTTCTTCACTTGCCCACCGCAAAATTCTGGGATTAGTATCAAAAAAAGTATGTGTTGACAACTCCCAACTGGACATATACCGAATCTTAGTTACATCACCAATATACTTATCTGGGTGTTTAGGGGTATAATAGCCCTGTACAAATCTACTTTTAGCCATAATTAAAATAAACCCGATGTGAAGCTACTAATTGTTCCACTTATACCTTCAATTCCATTCATTAGTCCGCCTTTACTGCTTGTATTTTGAGGAGACATTGGATTACAAGACTCTTGACCTGTAGTAGGTGTACCATATGGATTAATTCCTTTTGAATTTGGACCTTGAGTTGAAGATGCATCATCATTATAACGCAATTGGTACACAGCATCACTTTGTGCTCCTCTGAATAGGTCATCTAAATCTTTCATGGACTTAGTTTCAACATATACAGAATCATATACAAAGGTTATACCTAATTCACTCCCTTCATTACTAATTGACATATCCACATCGTCAGGCATTAATTGTGTAATTTTAGGATTCAAAAAATGGTATACATTGACCATTAATCCATAGTCATACACATGATATAATATTATTTCCTTGAAAACACCCTGTTTATTGTCATTATTTAATGGTCCGATGGATGCAGCATACTTGTTTGATGTAGCCTGATCACCACCAGATTTAGATAATGTATTATCCTTAAAACTCATACCTAACTGCTCAAATGAATCTTGTGTTGATGCTGTTTCTGGTGACATATTTGAAATAGGAGTCATTGCCTTCAAATAAGCTGTATAAAAGGCTGTGGTATTGTTTAATATATCATCATGAAATGTCATACTCATTTCTTCAAATTCAGACTTAATAATCACTTTGGTTCTAAAATTATAGAAATTAACATTTTCTGTTTGGTAAGTGATTTTAGGACGAGACGACTTTTTTACAACAAATGCCATCCCCCTCATAATACTATCCAATTCACTATAACCTGCAGCAGTAATAAATTGTACCATGAATAAAAATTTATACTTAGGCGCTCTAGCAATCATATCAACAGCATATGGAGATGCTTCACATCTTGGGGTAAGAGCATTCAGCCTATCATCTCCTGGAGTGTAAATACCTCTGGCCAATCTTTCTAAGTCTTGAAAATCCTGAAGATAATAAGGGATATCAGTAATTTTAAAATGACCTTGTTGAACCTGTTGAAATACTTGCTTAGCCTGTCCCCAAGCTCTATTAGCTACATCTGGATTGAAATCTTGTAATGTTTGTATCACTGTTGGTGAAATACCTAAGTGATCCAATATCCAATTAGCTCCTTGGTCAACACTATCTCCAATTGTTGATGGTAGTGCTCCACACCCAGTTCTAATAGAGTTTGATACACTTGCTATTGTTCGCAACCCTGTTCCTATTGCTCCAGCACCAACACTGTTTAAAACCTCCAAATCACCAATTTTTCCAATTGAATTAATGGTATTTCTACGGTCAGATACAGCTGAACCAATATCAGCACTACTCTTGGCAGCGAATGCGGCAGGACACGGCTTTACGCTAAAATTTCTTGGATCCATATTAATTCCTTGTTTCATTTAGGTATTTATATAAAGTACTATTCGCAAATTTCACACAAAAAAATACCCCGACCAGCGGGGTATTTTTTTTGCAAAAGTAAACGTATATTTAATTGTTGTTATACAACAGAGCTATTGTTGATAGTATATTTTCGTTTCCCACAATCCCATATACGCAATATTCCGTTATTATTACAGTTAACGGTTTCAGATAATGTTGGGTCAAAGTGTTTCAATAACTTTTGTAAGTTTTTGCGTCTATAGTTAAATTTATGAAACCTATTATAACCATCCGGACTATAATAATAGTCTGGTGGTAAAATACTATCTAATACAAATCCAGTTTTTTCATATAACTGTCCATTACTCCACCGGTTATCAGCAAAACTAATAATTTGTGTCCAATTGTGTGATTGTTTAAAGTGTGTTAATATTTTTGAAAACCCTCCCACCACAGTACAAGATGTAGCATACCTATTCAAACAAAAAATATTATTTGGTTGTTTAATAAAGGCCATAGCAGCTACTAATGTGCCACCACACTCCAACCCATATGTTATGCTTCCAGGGCCATCCCCTTGGATATGATGCTCCTCAAAAAATTGTTTTTTTTGATGCTTATCTAATTGGACAACAGTTGTTTTCCGGGCAAACAATTTATGGATATGTGCGAAACCCAGTAAATGCATCAATTTGTTGACAACTTGACGTTTTCGCTGTTTCCACTCGTCTTCATAAATAGTTAATAATTGAATACCTTGTTGTTGACACATATCATGCTTGTGTTTATGATAATGTCTATCTTTTCCTTTTTGTTCACTGTGCCAATATAACCCACAATATTCAATTGCTAAGTTAAACTGTGGAATATAGATATCCAATTCTAATGGTGATATGATAGTTCTGGTATTAACAACATGCTCAATGTCACAATCTATTAACAGTTGGGACAGTTGCTTGTGCCCTCCTGACATTCCATAATATTTTGTTTCAATACCATACTTTCTCATATAATTACAAACTGTGGGAACTCCTCCAGTCAACTTCAACTCTTCAGCTATCAGAGTCAACGATTTCTTATTAGTTAAATGTTGGTCCGTTAGCCAATCAATATTCTGTAATTTTGTTAATGATATTGGATCAATCCATCTATGGGATATATTTTGAACACCATATTTCAACTGCCAAGTACTAATTCTTTTATTGGTTCGTTGAGTGATATCATTTTGAGTGTACGGATGTAGTAATCTATATTGTTGGGTGGAGTGTTTTCCTTGGGCGGAAGCTAGGTAATTAGTATGTCCAAATTTATTCAGGTTGGTAATTTTTCTTGCCTGTGTTCCTTTTTTTGTTGCAGCAATCAACATCTGAGGGGACTGTTTCCACAACATCCCTGACTGTACCTTAATAGGATCTTTTGATGCACACTGGACACAACAATATTTATTATATTGTTTTTTATCAGTCTTCCATTTTACCAGAATTGAACAAGATGGGGCAGAACAAATTGGTAAATTATCACCATGTATTATATGCCATAACCTTTGTTGCAATGAACTGTTTGTTGGTAAAAAATTAGTCTGTTCGATAACCTGTTGCTTAATATGAGCATTGGTTTTTTTTAGATTTAATTCATTCCCATGTTGTTGCCATATTATTGCCTCTTCCTTTGTCACAAAAATAACTCCTAATTAAAGGAGTTATTTTAACACAAATACAACATATAATCAACAGATTATATTTTACCTGCCCCCAAGCTCTATTTGCCACATCTGGATTAAAATCCTGTAATGTTTGTATCACTGTGGGTGATATACCTAAATGGTCTAATATCCAATTTGCTCCTTGGTCCACGCTATCTCCAATAGATGAAGGTAATGCCCCACAAAATCTGATTCCCACATAACAACCAGATTATAACCTAGTGATTTTATTAGGTTTTCTCTTTCGATAGTTTTTTGGTATAGCTCGCCCATTGATTTTCCATTCACTTCATTAATTTCATTTGGTGGATAAATTATTGGATTTCCGTGCCAATAATCACCATGAAACTCATAGATTGTATTTGTTTCTTCACAGTACCCATCAGCTCTATATCTAGTAGATGGTATTTTCCACTCAGATATTATCTCATAATCTTGTTGAGTTAGCCAGAGTTGGCACTTATATGAACTCCAAAAATATTGTCTAATTTCAATTTCGTAATGTCGTAAGTGTGAAAGTATAGTTCCATATGTAATAACATCTAATTCACTGGCAATTTGAGTAGCAGTTTTGTTTTGTGTAATGTATTGATCAAATAACCAATTATAATCCTCTATTAATGGGAGAATATCCACCATATGTTGTTGACTAGCATGTTTAACACCATATTTCAATATATTATTATTTGCCCTTTTATTTTTAATTTCTTGTGTTTGTGATGCTCTTATTACCCCATATTTTTTCATATGAGTGGAGGTTATAGCATCCTGTACTTGCTTTGTTTGTACTGGAAATACTGTACCATACTTTATCATACAAGTATTATTTCTTTTTTGTCTAACAATAGGGCTTTGTGATGAATGATGTACACCATATTTCTTTAGATTAGTAGCTACTGTGTTTACTTTCCCACTAGCTGATTGGGCAGCATATTCTACACCATACCTCTCTATCATTGTTTGTTTTTGTTTTTGTTGTATCAGATCAGAAGACATAGGATTTTTTGTCCCATATCTAATTAAATTGGTAGCAGCTGCTTTGTCTTTTAATTGTGCTGATTGCATTGGATTTTCAACACCATACCTCTTTACCATTGTTTGTTTTTGTTTTGCTTGTTGAGATAACTTATCTTGCTTTGCACAACTAGCACTACAATATGTATTAAATTGTCCCCCAGTAGCCACATTTCTCCATTTTACCTCAGTAGGACACATTTTACACAACACAGGATATGTCTTATGGTGTTTATCTAACCAACCTTGTTGAATATCAGATATCTTTTTCATAGTCCCAACCAACTGCTAATTTGTGTACCCTAGACATAATAAACTCCTATTGAAAGGAGTTTATTATAAACCACATAAGTAAAATAATCAACTGATTAAATTTTACCTGCACCCCCTGTAGCAATCCCCGGACCCTGTGAATATCCTCCAAGTACTTGTCTTGCATGGTCAAAACTGATTACAACAGCTAGTTCAACTGGATCACCTGTTTCATATGCCAACTCTGCATAATCAATACTTTCAATCCAACAACCTTCAATTGTCCATTTTTCAATCACTTGATCATTACCATCTAACATATCTAAGTAACTAACAAACTTATATAATGAACCTTCCCCAGCAGCCGCGAGCCATTGACCTTCAGCCCCAATTAACCACTGTTGTTTTTGTTCCTGTGCTTGTAATACTCGAGATGCAGTTCCAGTAACATCATCTTGAATCGTAAGGTTCATTGGTTCCCACGAATGTTTACC